ATTTTGTTGTTCAAAGCCGCCTAATTATCATTGATGTTTTTGAGCTGGGGAAGTGTAAACTCTTGTAAAAAATTATAAACTTCCGTTGGTGATTCCTCGTAAAGATTGCTTAGACTAGTTTGTGCGTAGAGATAATTTTTTAGGTCGCTATTAACACTATCAGCAGCATCGCTAATTTCCGCCAAAAGTTTTCTCTCACCCAAACCGCCCTTTTCCTCTCTAATTTCACGTTCAAAATCAAGATATTCATCGCCTGATAACGAATCGGGAAAGTCAGGGTATATCTTCTTCATTCTTTTTATCACCTGCTCATTCACAATGGCTTGAATTTTTGGATCATTTTCGGGTAAACTCGGCAAATCAATTTTAACCTCTTTGTTCAAATCAACATCTGAATAATCTTGTTTGCCAACTTCTTTTTGAGTGTCAATAAGGGTTTCAATAAGTTTATCTTCGGGTAATCCACTTAACTTCTCGGCTAAAACGCCAATAACAGTTTCATCACCTTTCATATACTCATTTTTCATAGCAATTGCATTAGCTGCTGCTTTTGCAATATCCCCTTTTGATTTGCCCTTGTAACGTTCCAAAATTGTTGAGTTTTCTGAATACTTACCAATAACATCATCGGTAAGAAAAAAATCATCAGCTTTTTCTTCGGTTTCTTCGGTTTTTGCTTCTTCGGTTTTTGGTTTTTTGGTTTCCGCATCCTCGTTTTCGGTTGTTTCTGTTTTATCAGTTCCATCAGTTGAGGTGTCCGTTGCCTTTTCGGCTTTCTTTTCGGGTTCAACCTTTGGTAATACAGTCTCCGTTGCTGGTGTATTATATTTTTCCTCTAAAAGCTCTTGTGAAGCTTTTATTTCGTCGGGATCGGTTAGTGATTTTATTACTTCGCTTCTTGGATCTTCTTCGATAAAGTCCGTTTCTTCTTTTCCGGTATAAGATATTTTTTCCATTTCTATAATCCTAAAATATTGTTAATGTTATTTATTATTTTCTGTTCTTTTTTGTCCGCCGTTGCATCCCAAATTCTACTTGAAAGTATGTTGGGTGCATAAGATCTTCTTTTCTTTTTTCTTTTTGGTGTAGTAAATGCTTTCGTTGGGTTGAATAGTTTTTTGTCGGGTATCGGCTTAAAAACCTTTTCCGCCCCAAGAAATTTTAATCCAGCACCAAGCACATTATTATTTGTAACTACATTCTCCACTAATTTCCTCTTGCTAGTGAAATTATTTCTTCATCAGTTTTTTCAAGAAAATCTTTTGCGTATGAGGAAAATTCATCGAAATTATCAAAAACCTTATCAAAAACTCTATAAGAAGATTCATAAGCAAGTTCACTGTTGCTTGGTTCGGGTTTCGGTAGCCCTGAAACTCTAACTTTTGCCGTAATTTTCCCATCGTTCATTTTGACGTCATCAATAGATGTTTCAATCTTAGCCTTTTTCAAGTCTGATGCAATATCGAATTTTTCCTTAACTCTGTCTTTTGCGGATTTTTGTTCCATTTTACTTGTCCTTTTTTTTGTTGTAGTAGCTGTTTTATGTGTAGTTCAAGATGTGTATTTCAAATATAAACTAATTATTCAAAAAAAAGAAAAAAACTTAACCTTCTTTTAATTGAACTAGTAATCTTTTTTGAAAATCTTTTGCTGCTATTGCTTTCAACAGAACTCTTAAAGCATTTATGTTACTACCTTGCTTGCCAATAACCTTACCTGCATCGCTTTTTTCAACTTGGACTTCAACAACAATAAGATTTTCACTCACATCTTCTGTTACTTCTACTTTTTCGGGATAATCAACCATTCTTGTTAGAATAGCCTGTGCTATTTCTTTCATAATACTCCTTAAAATGTTAATTTCATTGCATCTTTTGGGTTGCCGGAGTTCCACAGCTCACGTCTTTTTGAGTGGACAATCTCTTTCGGCTTTGGTTTGCTAATCTTAAAACTAATATTACTTACCATCCTTACCATTTCGCTGTTACACTTTGAGCAGTGATGGATGTTTTCGTTGTAATTCTCGTAAAATTCTTCAACATTGCCACATTTACATCGATAATCGTAAAACCTTTTCAATTCACAACCTTTAATTTTTCTTTGGGATCGGTTAATTCAATTTCATATACCTTACCAGCCCAAAACTCATTATAAGTTTTTTCATCAACCGATAGAGATATTTTCCCGTCTGATTCGCCATTTTGGTTTGGCGGTGTTTTGTAGAAATCTAATAGAAAATTTTTCCCTTGCTTATTCTCCGTTATTACTTTGAAAGCCAATCTGAAATTCATTCTCATTTCTGTAAATACTCCTCTGTTTTTCCGTCTCTTTTCAAAAAGTCGGGTTTTGTTAGCTTAATTGTTTTTTCTTTATACTTCTTGTTTATTTTTTTTGAGAAATTAAGTGTTTTCCCAAAAAACTTTCCAAAACTACCTTTCACAATTAAAACCATTACCACTAATTCAAAAAAATGAAAGAAATCATCAAAGAAGAATCTTATTACACTCATTATTAACTCCGCAATTGTCATACTTTCAGCCTCTCTTTTCTATCTTTTTCTTGTTTTTCCTTTTTTGCATTTTCCTCTAATGCACCAAGTATATTTTTTACTGTGTGGTTTTGCTCGAAACTATTTCTACTAGCATCGCTTAATGCTCTTTTTGTTTCGGCGTGTGTTTTTTGAATTTCAGCCTTTTCTTTTTCAATGCCCAATTGTGCCATAATCATTTGTAGTTGGTTGGCAATTTGCTCTTGCTGTTGTTGTTCAGGCGATGGTTGAGGGTTGGTTGCTTGCTCCCAAGCCGTGATAATTTCTTCTCCATTTGGGAAGTTACCAGCTTTCACCATAATATCAAGTAGTGCGTCTGCTTTTTGTGGGTTAAGTTGAGCGGTTGCGTTGAATAATTCACCTAATTTTGCGTAACGTTCTTCTTGGGCAGAACTTGAATAAGGTTCTTGGGTAATTTCAATGTCATATTTTTCTGCATCAATATCATTGATTATTGTTTCAACAATCCTACCTGTTTCATCAACTCCAATTTGGCTTTGGTTGATTGTGATTGTTTCTTTCCCAAAAGAATCATTTTCCACAACTCTTATTATTTGTTGGGTTGTAGCAAAATGTTGAATGAAATCAAGTGCTGTTTGGAATACTGCTCGTTGTGAGCGGTCTCTATTTTCCAAGATATAAGTATAAGATTTTGCTTGCCTTTGTTCTTTTGCAAGAAAATGCTTGCCTGATGTTACTCCTGGTGAAGCATTCCCCCTAACCTCATCATCAGCATTACTTATTGTTTTCATCAAACCTTGAAGCTCCATTGGCATTCTAACTAATTCAGGACTTATAGTCTGCCCCTGCTCCGGCTTGATCATATTGATATATCCAGCTCTTACTCTACGATATGGAGCAATTGAGTTTGTTTCCCAATCTTCCTCTAATCCATCAATTGCGTTTTCATCCATTATCCAACCTTTATTCGCATATCTTCCAAGTAATTCAAGTATTAAGGATTTGGATTTGTTGAAATCTGCTTGTGGGTCAATTAGATCATCCATAACAGATTGAGTTTTCAAAGGGTCAGCGTGATAATCGTAACAGTATTGTGGAATATATACATAATTTTGTGTGTCAACCGGATATGCTTTCTCTGCAATTTTCATATTAAATGCAGGAATTACTATTGTTTGGAATCTTCTTGGCATTAAATCAGCCGTAGGTGTCCCTGTAAGTCCGTATTTGTTTTTTATCTCACCAATAACAGATTTATCGAACCTAAAACCATCAAATTTTCTATCGGCAAGTAGGTTTTGATGTTCTTTTTGGTATATATCGGTTAAGTCAATAACCTTACCTTGCGTTTGGTCGTTGATTATAAGCCTTCTTTCAGTCCTTTTTTCGTGAAGTTCTAATATATCAAATTTCCCTGTGGTAATATCAAACCATTGAGAATAATTTTTGTACACATTATCGCTTGTGCCTGAACTGTAACTTGTGGCTGTTTCATAGACGGCGGAGAATAAGGCTTTTAATCTTTTTGAAATCCACTTATCTCGTTTTTGTTCGCTTTCATAAAAAAGTGAGACTTCTTTCATTAACTCTAATTCCATCTCATCATCATTCAGCGAAAATGTATTGATAATTTCATCAATATTCATTTTGTGCTTTCTAAAAAGAAATGAACTATCACTCCACAATGGATCATTGAAGTTAGGCTCGTAAATCATTTCTCTTGGGTCAACCGAATTGACAAAAAGACTTCCCCTATCATCTTCTGTTCCGTTATATTTCCAACCGATATGATAAACGCCGAACCTAGCAATAATAGTGTCCATAAAAACTCTTTTAGCAGCTTCATCAAAACCACCTCGATATAAAAAATAATCAAGAGTTTTGTTGATTATGCTTGCAAGCTCATTATCTCCGGTTGTTCTTGGAGATGCAACTCCTTTTTTTCTATTATCCCTTTCAACTGAAAACATTACATTGATAATAGTTCTGATTAGATTGTATGAATTTGCGGGTCTATTTTCTGCAATTAACTGTTCTCGAACATCCTTATCCCATTGTAAATCGCCAACTGTGAAGTCGTAGAGTTTTGTTTGTCTTTGATTCAACTCTTGGAACTGCCCTTGATAATTTTGATACATTCTCATCATATCATAGATTGTATCTTGGTCTCGAAGCTTAAAATTTCTTTTCACTTTCTACCTTTTTTTGTTCAAATATATATAATTTATTGCGAAAAACGAAAATTAAACACCCATAAATCCTTTTGTTTTTTTCTTTTTCCGTAAATTCCGCAAGAATAACGGAGTATTATCTTCTTTTTTCACCTTTTTGGGTCGCAAATACATAATTCCATATTTTGCAGAATCGTAACAATTATGCACTAATATATCATTAGCAAAATATTCATTATGTTGATATACCGACAAATTATACACAGTTGCATCTTTTCTTTGATAGCCAATTATTTTATCCGCCATAATGTGAAATTTTTTAAGCTCACATCTGTTCTCGTGGATATAAAATCTTCGTTTCAACCGAAATAGATTATCTGTATTTGTTAATTCGCAAATATTTTTCTCTCCTTTCTCGGTAATAGCAGGGTGCGATGGAGTGTTTGTCAATCCAAGCTCCTTATAATGCCTAACCTTTTGTAATCTTCTTTTGTGTGTTTTGGTTACTTTCCTATACCCAAACCTTGTCAACACTCTATCACCAACCTTAATATCCTCAATATTTCTATATCCTTTGTTTGTCGCAATTTGAGTTCCGGCAACAAAACAATGATCTTCTTGGTTTGGAGCAATATCTTCAGGGTTGTTTTTGTCAACTACAAGAATTGGGAATGTACGGATAAATTCAGTGCATCGCTCATAAACTAATAATCTCGGTTTTTTCACCAAATTATTAGTTCCATCCTCAATTTTATAATGAAGAAGGTTTTGAACTAAGTCATTTGTGGCAAACCTATATCCTCTATTCCGTTCAGGTGAGGTTTTTGCAACCTTTATCAATTTTATTCCGGCTCGGATATATTCTAATGCAGCAGTTGAGGTAATATCAACATCAAAACCATCATTAAGCCACATATTAGTATCGCCAACAATAATCGTTTTTGAAAATCCTCTTTTTGCAAGAAATTCCTTTGTCTTTTTTATTTTCTCTGTTCTTGACATTTTCTCAAAATACAACTCATCAAACAAAATATAGTTATTGTCTTTTGTCCTTGCTACCAAAGTTAGCACCGTTACATTACCATAATCAAGACTTCCAACCACAGCCATTGTCGATTTTATATCCTTGTAAGATAAGTAATTACTTGACTTTACGACATGGACTTCGGAATAAAAGTCGAAGAAGGCACCTTCAATAACGAACCAATCGCCATACAGTCTAGCCCTTCTTTTCATTTCAGGCAAGTGAGAGAGGTTTTTTGCGTAATCAGAATATAAGAGTGTATATTCCATTCTCTTTTCTTCATCCCAAGAATAGAAATCCTCAACAGTTAAGTTATCTTGTTCTAGTTGATCTTCGACCCACACAGCATTATCCCAAACTCTTGCAGGCAAAAAGACGTAAGCCGATGGGTCTTCGTGAGCTTCATATTGTTTTGTAATGAAAAGTCTGCGGATGAAATTGGTAGAAATAAAACCAGGAATCATTGTGAGAATCATTTTCGCAAGAACAATGCCTGAACGGTTACGAGTTCTAAGAAATTCAATCATATACTGTGTAGAAAGCGTTGCTTCATCAACAAAAATATAATCATACTCCTTCCCTTCAAAGTTTGTTATATCTTCCTCACGGTCAGCAGACCCGAATTTTGTTGTATTGCCGTTACTCCAATATATAATCCTCTCGGTTT